CGACGAAAAATGACATTACAGCACCTCTCGTGTTTGCCAAACACAAAGCGACGGTTACGTCTCTCAGAAACTGAGTCGAAGAAAACCGACAAAAACTTCGATCCCCCGGACGGGCCAAGGGAAGACTACTTTGAGTCTGCGTGTGAAACACGTGAGGGCCCGCCCTGAAGGAACAAGGGGTGTATAACGCCAGCATTTTTATAGGGTCTTTAAACTCCAATTTTGGCGCGCCAGGCTACTTAACTATTTTTACCTTAAAACTAACTAACGCGAAATATTTTTGTGTTTTTATCATATCTTATAATTTTTATTTGATTTTATATTTTATCCTTAAAACTAACTTAATCTAATTAATGCTATATATTTTTGGATTTTCGCTTTTATAATTTTTATGGTTCCTTAAAATAAACTTAAGTTAACTTACAAACTAGGCCTAGCGACGCTTCAAATGCTGTGGTATACGAGGGGTTTGCCCCGGCGTCGTGTAAACACGCGCACACCCGTATGTTCCTCAGAACAGGGTTTGTAAGCTGTGATAGTTTACGCATATCAGACGACTGTCTTTCCATTGGAACAGTAACCAACTTGATAGTTTACGCATATCAGACGACTGTCTTTCCATTGGAACAGTAACCAACTTGATAGTTTACGCATATCAGACGAGTGGTATACCACTATTGAGAGGAGTGATTTAAAACTGGAGCTCCGAGCAGAAATCCGAAACTAAAGTCATCACCAGCAGCTCTGTACACATACGCTTGAGTGTCTTGATGGAATGTAGCAATAGCGCGGTTGAAACCGTTTCTCGCGTCTAAAACATCAGAATTAGCAGCGTTAAATGTAGTAAGAGTAACTGGATAAGAACTATAGTAGGGGATAGACAACTCGAAAATACCCTCAGTTCTAGGCAAAAACACATCAGCTCCTCTTGAATCAGTGCGAGGCCACGTGGCATCAGGTTCAATTATCCCACCATTTCCGTAAAGGTAAGTGGGTTTTAATAGAACTTGCATAGGCCCATTCGCGTTTAGTGGCGCAATCTTTATCCGCGTAGAACCCCTGTAAAAAGCATACAGAGACGCGAACCAAGATAACGCATCCAGAGTATCAGTTCCTTCTTGTGTAGTACCAACAAACTTGTTGGGGTTTATCCAAAAAGGTTTACTGAACTTCCAGTAACGCTCAGGGGTCAATGGTGTTATCATGTGGAATCGCTTGATCAATTGTCTAAATGATGTTATTTTCTCTCCCATTGTTAACATTGCCTCATTAAATGTAGTGTTCTTGGGTTGTAGTGGAACTTCAGCAAAGTTAGTCGGTTCATCTCGTGCATCCTCTAGAGGAGTGTCACCAGTGTCCGTACCAACTTGAGCCACACTGCGTGTTAATTTTTCCATAACGTTAAATCTTTTATTGTTAGGTTTTTCACGTGGTGTTAAATTAGGTTGTATTGGCACAGCAAACTCTATGTCCTCTGCTCCACACACTTCCACAAGAACTTCCACAGTATCCGAGACAGTTGATGTATTGACTAGTTCATTTAATACTTCCATGTAGACTGTGCCACACACCTGAGTCTGATTAAATGAGCCGATCCACGGACTCTCCTTGATATGTAACCAAGGTACAGTAGCCACGAACGGCAAATTAAACTCGACATCAGTGTCTGATCGCAAATCTACAACAGTTGAGTAATTTGCATCATGTTCAAAATCGATTGGTAGAGTTCCATCGAAGAAACCGGGTACGTAATATATACGTACACGTCCCGAATGGAACTTAGTTTTGACAAATTTAAATTTAATATTTATACCACCACGCCACAAAACAAAGTTAGTAGCGCAGAAGAATAAATGCGGTACACACAACCCTGTTGAACCGGTCTTGGCAAACCAAGAGACTGGGGACACAGTGTGCGAATATAATCGCGACCCTGGACCCTGCCCCTTGTTCCACTTGAACCGGCCAACATAGTTATATGTCCGTGCGACATAATCTATTGACATCTCATCTGCTTCAGTTCGAAACAACGACTGCAATTGTTCTATCTCATTTGTAGCTGACATGCCTAAATTGGTTGCCATGTCAGATCCATCTGAGTTACACATATATCTAGCTGGAGCTTGTTTAAAAAGCTGTATATCAGCTGTGTTATGTGGTTTAGACCAACCGTGAGTCGCTGCAACGGCATGAAGAGCATCGACGCCAGTTTTTGCATATCCGATCATCTGCCCAACAACTGGAAGATTTGTTAAAGGTTCCAAAATAGTTGAATAAGCAGACGTTTGTTTTGTTATAAATCCTTGTTGCTGTTGAGTGTCGTCTTCCTTTCCAACCTGCGCCACAGAAGTAGGCATGCCAGTTGGGAATTCGGCTCTCACATTTGTCATATTAACCCATATCGTGTAATCGATGTTACCACCTGATACCAAATCCACCAAAGGCGAGTAGACTATTAATTGGAAGGTTCCAATGTCTCCTGCACCAGTGACAAGATTATAGTATAGGAATGGTGACACGAATGGTATGGTCATGGTAGCCTCGGTAGTTGTAGATAAATCTATTTCTACACGAGGGTTCCCACTAACAGGTGTTAAAAATTCTTGTTCGGTGTTGGTGTAATAGTAAGTTCTGTTAGATCCCAAATAATTTAGAAAAGGGGTCCATGATAGCATTAGCCTACCAGCATGAAAAGGTTGTGCGTTAACTTGAACGCGAACAACCAAATCAGCTCGTAGTGCAAGGAAATTTTGCAATTTTCTTGCATACATTGGACTCTTAACCACATCAGATGGGAAGTTAAATGAAGCTAAGCGAGCGCCGGCAGCTTGATTTCCCCAACTAGCCGTCCTAAAATTGATTGGTCGTTCAAGGAATGAGACCACAGTATGGTTCTTTCCATCACGAGCACAATCAAGTAAAGGGTTGGTAAGCATAGAGGGTTTCGAAACTGTCTGCGAACGCGGCGCCTCACCTTCAGAACTAAACGATAAAATTTGTTGTTGAAATGTTTGTGTTTTATTTTCTTGTATATTAGCAGGTCAATTTTGAGCAGCGCGCACGACCTAATGCAACGCCGCTTGTGACGTATCTAGACTTTGGTGGGCTGCACGCAGGCGTCTTGATTAGTAAAGCTAAATAGCTAACCAACTACAACAGCAGTACGCAACGTTTTCACGTCGGCAGTTATTGCGCAAGATCACGTTGTAGCAAGGGATTGTTGTTTTGTTTTGTACACGTATTCAAACTATTGAATGGAGTTTACGATGCTGGTGGACCGGTATTAGCGGGTTGACCCAGTAGAGCGTTCTCCAAATGAGACTATAATTTTAGTCCGTGTGTTAACATAGCAAGTTGTATTACTAAGAGTTTACGATGCAGATGGACCGGTATTAGCGGGTTGACTCTGTAGAGCGTTCTCTTAATTAGACTATACTTCTCACTATAACAGATTTTTAGGAAGAGGCTTAGATTAGCGAGGTTTCACATGCTGGTGGACCGGCTTAAAGCACGGGTTGACCCAGTAGCGGTGTCCTCAACTTAGACTATCTAAGCATTCCAAACTGTCTGTTTCAAGGTTCTTTATCGCCAAAAGAGTTGCGTAACGGGTATCCGGTACGAATAACTCTCCTGGTATAGACTCAGTAACCTTGAGTCCCAGTCTCGTTATTCTTGATCTCCAACGATTGTCAATTTCAGCAGGATGCAGAGCTAATTCGCGTAGACATGCTTTTAAAGTATCTCTAGTCACAATAATAGCTGAACTCTTGCCTATTTTATACCAATTCGTCGAGTCCAATATAACTGTTAGGTCTAGTGGTGCGGTGTATTCTTGAATAGACGTGTTAAAATAGAAAGCGCGTTTTAAAAAGTTAACTTCTTTCAAAGTTCGCGATTTAATGCACTCTCCAGTTTTAGCTTCGTCTGTCATAACCATATCTAAATATTTAGACATTGCTTCTGTAATAGTCAATTGATTAAATTGGTCTATAACGTCAGCTCGAATGTTCATTACAAAATCATCTCCGTAAAAAACACTCGAGGTATGTTCAAAAAACTCTTTAACACTAGCCTTGTCACTTCCTTCGTAGATCTTAAACCAACAATATATGAGGGCCATTTGATTAACTATGGAATTAAGGGGTGCAGTGACAGGACACCCAGATGGTATGCCATTTCTGACGTAATATAATAAAGCTCCAGTATCATAATTTGTAATATGTAAGTGATGAACACATTCATAATACAATTTCCGACAGTATAGTAAAAACTGTTCTTTATCTAGACACACTCCCGCAATATAATTGCGTTTATGTGCTTCGACGTAATCCCAGTTCAGATCATACCAATCGGCCATTATCTCCGTAGCCGCATATACGAGTTGTGCAGGTAAAGTTCCATCAAAATTAGAGTAATCGCCTGCGATAACATCCTTCCCTTTCACACTCAACTTGCGTGCAACCTCTCCCCACTCGGTGGAAAAAGGATTGACACCAACGCATATAGTATTTCTAATGCGCATTCTTGACAAGTGAGCAACAAAAGGCGCGCAAATTTTCCGCAACGCAATAGCATAATGCATAGGTGCTGCAGAGAACAAACGCGTTTTCCCAAGGTTTGCTTTCGCAATGGCAATTTTCTGGTCTTTTAATGTATCAGTCCATACAATTTCGGGGCGTTTACCGTTAAGTATATCTAGCTCCAATTTATTAACATCATCTTTCAAACTAAGCGCACTCGGTCCAGTAAGGTCGTATTCCATACTGTCTCCGAACCAAAGCGTTTTACCCTTCTTTCCATTTCTCATCTGAGAATAAGGATATCCAGGTGCTGTTGTTCTGTCAAGTGAGTTAATAAACGGGTCGCCATCTATACCTACGATAGCTTGTTCATATGTCAAAGGGTATTTATAATAATCTGGTTCATATTCATGTGATTGGTAATAAACACACTTAACTCCTTCCTTTATGTCATCCACCAAGTCTTGCTCCAAGACTGGTCGGGGTACGCCATATTTCTTACGTTGTAAAACGCGTGGATCTATGGTGACTCCCTTCGAGGTAAATGGTCCTAAAGGTCCAGGTTTGTTAGGTGTTTTAATCAATTCTCCATGTATTGGTGTTCGTTTAATAGCAGTTTGCATAGTCGTTCCAATATGTACTCCAGGTAAAAACTTATGAAGTACAAAAGATCCTGATTCTTCTAAACAGTCCATATCCACTGTGAGTTCACTTGACGGATAAGCGTATTGAGCAATGCTCGAAAATTTCTTCAATGATAATTCTATCATTTGCTTGGTTATCGCGGAAGAATTTCCTTTACAAAGCCCTTCTACGCCCGATACGTGAATTCCTACAATCTTCCCATTAATACCAGTGTTGGCAACGCATAAAGCTGCGCCGCAATCACCAGCACGCGTGGGAGCTGTATATGAATAGAAATCGCGATTACGCACGACCTCTATACATCCAGGGACGGACATAACGTCAACTTCATCGTGCTCAGAGACGCCAATAGCACTAATAAAAACTCTAGATCTTTCAGTCTGAGAGTTCTCAAAGTGGTACTTAGCCAATATCGCTGGGCACGACGGTATAAGGGGATAGTTTTGAATATCTACAAAATGGTGAACTATATTCTTAAAGCTGTTAACAGTAATAGGAAATGCTACAAGCATCGCATCTTTGTCTGGTATTCGTATAAACTTCTCAAAGATCGATACAGGTATATTCCTACCAATGCAAACTCGAGAATATATGTTTATAGATACATAATTCCGTTCCTCTAAAGCAACCTTATAGTGATAGGGCATCAACGCAACTTGGCCGCACACAAATAATATGTGTCCAATGTTTGATTGAGTACCGTCATTCTTGTTAGCCGTCATATAAACTGTATTAGGATATACAACGTGGTTGACTATAGTGTCGACGGACTTGTCCATTTCTGGCATAGCCCGTTGGTCTTCTGTATTTATAAATTCAGTCATTCTTTCGATAGGAGTAGCCTTTTCCGATGGCTCATCGTCGTTAGTAACGCTAACGATCGGTTCAGTTTGGTATCGTACACGAGGTGCAATCTGTCTCAGTTTCATATTGGTGTTATCGTCATGAGATTGATACTTAATAGCAACTCGCTTTTGCGTTTGAACTTTAACGTTTCCATCATATTCCTGTGATTGAAGAGTGTTCAAGAGATGTTGCCCATCTCCTGATCTTTCGAAATCACTTATGTCTCTGGTTAGTTTAAAGCTCAACTGACGTAAATAAGAATTCAATATTGGTGTTGGGTTCAAAGTACCACAATGTTTGATGAGAGCCAAAATCTCCACAAGATCAAATCCTTGAGATAGTCTAGCACACACACAAACACATGGTAAGTCATAAACCTTCATAACATTATCAAACTTATCTATTAGCGAATCATCACAACAAGCGTCACATTCAGCACAGTTACAACTGCACATCTGATCAACAATTTGTAATAATTCAACGCAATGTTCTCGTTCTTTTTTCCGTTCCGGTTCCTGGTAAATAGCTGCTGCTGTATAATATTTTAAATTAACTTGTGCATCTTCCATTTGTTTTGCGTAACAATGGCATTTTGTATACCACTTTACACACAGATCTTTATTCCGATGTCTACATTTCTTACAATCTTTACAATCATTATCCAAACATTTGTTAGCTTCTTTCCATAATTTAGTTAAATTTTTGTCCTTATTAATAAAACTTGCACTGGGCGATTTGATGTGTTTATACATCATAAACGCACCAAATAATCCCATTGCAAGTGTGGCTCCTGTCTTAAATATTTGCCAATATTTTCCAAAACATCGCGAAATAATACTAGAAGTCTTATCTCTCATCATGGATATTTCACACTGTGCTTCGTTGGCTACGCGTATGCAGGCTGCATAAGCTCCTGCGCGATCACCCGTGAGAATCCGTTCAAATATGCTCGGCTGAGCACCATCCATCCACAACCTGAAATCGTAATAACTTTTACAGGTTCTCCAATATATGCGTTCGAGTAAAGTGGAGGGTGGCGTAATCTCTGAAATAACTTCAGAGATACCTACTTGCGCGGTTGATGTGAATTCCATTGATTGTCCATAATATTCGGTTTCATTATCGCTGTGTACAGTTTCATGCTTGAATTTCTCTACTTGAGCAACTCCCTTATTCCTGTACTGTTCCAAAAAATTAGCAAAGTCATAAAAATTGTGGGCTCTGCTTCGCATTTTTTGCTGACAAAGCTCCACCATTTCAGTATATGTCAAATCAGTTAATGTAAATTCTCTGCTAGAAGCGTCAAACATATCAAATCGATAAACGTCAAAACATAAGACGTCACCGAAATCTCTTCGAGCCTTAGCTGCATCCAATCTATATAGCCTATCGCCATTAGAATCCGTATATTCCATCTGATATTCAGGAATAATACGAACGTTAAAAGCGTAATCTATACGACGAGATACAGCCTCGGGACAGTTCAACGATTCTATTTGTAGTCTTCGTAAATTTGATGTTAAGCATATTAATTTTGGTTCCGCAAATGTATTATTTTTGTCCAATATCGATGCCATATGACACTGATAGGGGAACATATTTCCTAATCTAATCATTTCAAAAAGTTCGGGATTTGGTTTTAATTGTGAATCTTTAATCTGTATAAAATCGTCATAAATAATGTACTCTTGGTTAATGTATCCATCCCAATATTCCGTTTCGGGAATACGGGCGTACACATTTTGTTGCCATGTTTCCGGTGGATCGCCATACACTCTCATCATATCTAAAATGAAAGGATACGACAACCCAGATTTTCCATTTCCAGAAGCACCAGAGAACCACACAATGAGTGGCTCAGTCCGGAGCTTAGATCGATCGGCTCCACTCATGTTAGCTTCATCTAACAAGAGCTTCGCGGCGGGTAAGTTTCGGGCGATGATTTCCATGTTTCCCTTACTAAGGTTTAAATCTTTACACTGTTTCATTAGGCGTATTCCTTCAGAATACATCCGTCCTGCAGCATGCAAAGTCTCAACGTCTCTCTGGATTTCTCTTCGAGAGGCTAGGGTCAACAAACGGCTAAGTTCACTGGCCCACTTAGAAACAGAATCAAGGATATCAGATCGAGGAATCACTCCTTCTCTCTTCAACACAGTCACTTCCATCCAATTCCAAAGCACCGATGACACAGAGTCTATGCGTTTCCACATACTCTCCATGCCATTCAATGCCTTCGGGACTCGATCAAGACGATTAATAAAAATATCAATGTCTTTAGAAGTAGGGATCTTACTAACCATCAATGAAAACGAGCACAAAGCTAAAAGCCTTAGTACTAGTTGTCCATCAATAGAAGCAGACTGTGCTGTTGAGGCGCAGAATAATTCTCTCAGTTGGGGTAATAGGTTTGCCGGCATATCTGATTGCATAATCGATGCCGTCACGTTCAAGAACACGTCCTGTGGGGACATGCCACCTGATCCGAGACGGTATAAATTATAACAAATCGAGATATAGCAAGCGAATTTCTTTCGTATTCCATCCACGGCAGAGCCAGCAATTGAATGCAAGCTCTTAACCGCTTCTTCAAACGTATCGGCTATTTTGTCCATAGATTGTATAAAGGCAGGGTCCACTTTCAAATTACTATCAATAGAAATTTGGGCGGTAGATTCCTGTAGCCTCCTATATACATTCATAGTGTCCTGGTTAGGGCGCTCCACCTCTTCAGAACAAAAAGGTGTTGCGTCCAATAAATATTCAGTAGTAGCTATAGGTCTAATTAAAACTAAGTTTGTGCAATATTTTGATAAATCTAAAATAAATGGGTTATCTATACAAGCTAATGGATTAGTATGATATAAGCATCTAAAAAGCATATGAATAAAATTTTGTGTAATAAATAAAAAGTCGTATTGATCTAATAATTTTTCCTTATTAACTAGAGCAGTTACAAGCAAAGGCAATTGTGAAAGTAATATTTTATTGTTAATTTGTGCAGTATATTTATATGAATTTAATGGTATATTTTCTATATTAATAAACGCTAATAATATGATTAATGGGAATTTCTTCAAATCGGAAGCATCCAATTCTTCAAAACCCCATCTTCTAAAATTAGGTCTTAAGTTAAAACTATTAATTGTTTCTTTAAATACTGAATAAACTAAATTTAATGGTATTAATGTTCTAATTCCTTTATATTCGAAAAATAATCTACTTTTTAGTCTAAGTTTAAAAGTTGTATAATCTACATCACTTAAATTAAAATTAATTAAATATTTTGATAAAAATAATTGTTCAAAAACACTAGTCGCTTTATTATAATAAATAAACTCGTTATCAACTAACGCACACCAACTCATTCTATGAGAAAAAGGTAGTGGCACTTCGCGTCCTTCGAGTTTCTTACAATAATCACTAAATAATTTATTTGGTAAAACTATAGGGCGGGGGTCAGTAGCGAGATTCCGACATTGCTGTTGGATTCTTACGACTGAGGGAATTGAATTGAAGGAAGACATCGTACACGTTATATAATGACAAGCACAATGTAATCAGCAAATAATTCCTAGGGGATAATATTCCTAAAATAAAAAGGAGCGCGATAGCTAGAAGAGCTACCTTTGCACCTAAAAACTTTAGTATTACAAAAAATAAGTATAAAAGTTGCTTAAGGCAACTAAATACTGGTCTTAAATATCTAAATATATCTATAGTGATAATCTATATAATAATGTAAAATAAATAAAATAATTACGGATTAACGTTTCCGTCCGGCTTACTTTTAAGTTGTAAAGCTTTAACTGTAAATGGGTGGGTTTAAATAAATAGAGTGTTCGCCGGATCCGATTAAGGGGGCAAATTGAACAACTCTAGGGGCCTTAAGGTGTAATCCGTACGTACCTGTTTTGGCAGACAACGCACTAATGTACCTCTATAAGTCGCGGGCTTCCTTTTTCAAAGGCTCAAATCCAAGGACAATAAGCGTCCGATTAGGTGGGTGAGACGGTGAAGATCACAAAGCATACACAACGGTCTCAATTTCCCGTCAACGACGGTTCCCAGAGCTTTCGGGTATACAAACTTTTTCCAAGTTCGACGTTATTGCGCTCTTCAATGTCTTTTTGAAACTAGTTTCCACGTCCAAAATAAACACACAAGAACATGAGTATTTAATCGGCAAAACTTTATAAAGGCGGGTTAATCACTCAAAAG